GGATCTTAGGAATCATTGTTGAGTTGTAACCGCGAGCAAGCCACTCATCGCACATTGTAGTTGCGTAGAGGGCAAGAGCTTTTTCGTGACCTTCCCACATCTTGGCCGCTGGGTGGTTGCGCCAGCCTTTAGGGTCACGATGTTCACCGCGAGGATCTAGCGATGTAAGTACAAGCATAAGCTGCCACGCCTCAAGTACCTGCTTATTAAGGCGTTTGTTATCTAACTCCTGAGCAATATGCTCAAAGGTGTCAGTGTGAGGTAAGAATGTTTGCATGTATGCGTCCGTTCGTCATTATGGAAATTATATCACGTCTTTAGCGCTCGTCGGGGTTTGATTCCTCAATTGTCATATCTTCATCGTCCTGAGAGATCTCAAAGGGCTCTACGGGGACGTATATTCCTACAACTGTAACCTTACCGCAGGAGATGCACTCGCATACGCCACCAGGCGATAGGTTAAGCGGCACGGTTACGCTTATCAGCCGTGTGATGATATTCCCGTTCTCGTCTACACTGTCCGGCTCCCACGTGCTATTCTCACGAATCCAGCACAACTCACACTGAGGCGCTAGGTCTTCGTCGTAGTCTCTTATCATTTCACGCGAGATTCCATAGGCTTAGAGTACCACTTTTTCTTTGCCGCGTGTCGAGAAAAGTCCTTATCGCCGTTGATTAAGTACTCGCGGTCACCGATCTTTTCAGCCTCGCCTCGTTGTGGATTTCCATCAAGTGAATCCTTAATTGCCTTGGCAATAAAGTTTCCAGCCTGCACCGCAACTGCCTTGCCCCAGACCGCTGGAAGTGTTGAGTAATCCTTAACACTTTCAATGTCCCAGTCATCAGGAAGTCCTTGCATACGTGCAGCCTCCCGGTGAGTAATCAAACGAGGTTCAGTTGGGTGAACAACGTGATCTAGTGCGGAGCCAGTAAGCACGTTGCACCAGTGATCTTCTTTCCAGCGGTATGGCTGCGAGAATCCAAGCTTAAAGTCTTTGCGAATAACACGTGGAGAAATGTCAATCCACTTCTGAGGAAACTTTCCATCGTTTAAGTCTACTGCTTTCTTAAGTGCACCGCCTGTGTCACCGTTGCCTTCCCAACCATTATTGCCAATGATGCTAAAGATCTCTTCTATACGTTGAGCGTGAATATTAGTTTTGCCCATGTGGCCGTTGACCATGCCATTCTGTGAGCGCAGATGCTTATTCCACTTAGTTGCTGGACCTACGTATGGTTGACTGTTCCATGTCAAAGGAAGTTTAGCAAGATCTCCAATAACGTCCATGATGCGAGGAAGTTCAGTCGGCTCAGCATGCGCGATATCAAATTTAATTCCGCTACGCGCAGCAACCCAGAAGTAGCGTGGACGATACGAGAATCCGCCAACCTGAAGGTTATTGTGTTTCACGTGGTACAGGTCGTACTTCTTACCAGATAGTTCTTCCAGCATATCACGGTACTTAACCATTACTTCACGCCCTTGTGTGTAAGCCTGCTGCACACTCTCATAGACAACAAACTTAGGCGCAATCTTTGCCGCGTATCTAACGAATGCTCGTGTGTGCTCATGCGCCTTAGCGTCAGGACCACGATTAGCTTCACCGGACCACACTGACCAACCGGAGCAAGGAGGGCAACCCATAACGATATCTGCCTTCATTGTTGGCCAATCACTTGGATCATCCGAGAATTGAGATACCCAGTTATTTCCTAGGTGATGGCGATTAGCTTCTGCAACTGGATTACCAAAATCAAGTGTGCCAGTGCGCAGTCTCATCTCCATACCTTGTTGAATAAAACCAAGGCTCATGAAACCAGCAAGGCCGTTGCAGTCAATAAATTGTGGGCTAGACACGTGAATCCCTCCGTAACGTATACGGAAGGACTGTATACCGCATTCGTAGTAAATGTCCTGCTATTCCGCGGTGTTTTCTAGCAAACCTACCTCGTAGCCACAACCTGCGTATCCAGCAATATCAATCCAAGTGTCTGGTTGGAACCCAGACTTATTTGCGTAACGAGCAACCTTCAACCCAACCATCATCATTGCTACGTCTTCTCGCGTGATAGAAACACCAAGAATAATGGACCAGATCTTGCTAATACGTTCAAAGTTTTCTTCTGGCCCGCCGTACTGCTTGTCTCTATCACCTGTGATTATGTTTGCTGCATCACGAAGAGCATCAATGCGAGGCAGATTTTCACTCATTCTTCACCCACCTTTGTGCGAACTATAACTCTTGCGTCAAGATTAGCTCCTGACTCAGTGATGTTCATCTCTGCGGATATAGGAAGAGTCGCCTCTGCGTCATTTGCAAGCTTCTTCCACTTAGACTCTGCACGTTCACGAAGCTCTTGGAAGTCATTTCCACTAACTGTAAACTCAACGGTAGCTCTCATTAGCGAATTCTTTTCTGCAAAAGATACGGCGTGTAGTGAGCACCGTCAAGAACAGGTGTCTTATCATCCATTGACTTAAAGATGATGTCACCGTAACGAACTCCAACAACCTTACCGCGTCGCCCGTTGTGAATAGCACCAGTTGGTCCATCGTACGCATCAGCCTTAACGCGGACCTCATCACCTACGATTATCGCGCCTGGTTGCGCATCGACCCACAGCTCATCTGGCTTCTCTGGCAAGATGGAGTGACCAAGAGCAAGCTTAGCGAACAGATCTAGTACGTCCTTAGCTTGACTTTCAGATAGCGTAATGCCTTGCCACTTTTCAAGCAGCTTAAGTACTCCGTTACCTACGCCAACCTTAACCTTTGCTTCTTCCATTTGGGATTTAACCCAGTCAACATTAACTTCAGGCATGTTAGTTGTCCCCTCCTATGTCATCTGGCAGACACTTTTTGCATACGCCAGCGTTTCTGCTGCGTCCAACGTCGTCTATTGCTCGTGCGCATAGTTCACATTTTACGCCTTGATCCTTAACTTTGTACCCTTTGAGCTGACGTTCCTTATTGCGTTCCATCTTTTCGATGTAGAACTGGTCCAGCATCTCATCTGTTCCGCCGGCCGCAACGATAATATTCGCAACAAAGTGAAGAACATCAACGGCTTCCTTAACAATTTCTTCACGATCCGCGTAAGGAGCATCGTGCTGCCAAGGCTTCCATGAGATAGCCTGGCGCATCTCTGCAAGTTCATCATCGATGGCTAGCATGTTCCACCGCATGTACTCAACCAACTTGCGAATATTCTGAGGCTTATCGCCTTCCATCTCTTCGTAGTTAATAAAGTATACATCTTTTTGTAGATCTCGTGTACGTCGTAACCAGTTGTTAAACAATATTCCCATTGCTATGCCTTTCCACTATATAGCTTTAGTGATTCAGTTAGTGTAATTGCTGCGTCTCTCTTTGTTGGGATTGCGTTTAAGTACGCACTCCTTTGATCCTTTGCCAGCTGCGTTCTTTCTTCCTGTGACATGTGCTCAATAGCAGACGCAAGCTGCATCCACGAACTTCCAATGAAGCCACTTTCACGCCAGTCAGTTGCAACTGGAGTTAGAGCATTGAGACACTGAACTATACGATATGTCCACCATGTTCCGTTTTGGTGTGGGCTAATCAACGCGCCTATGCCACGCGCAATTTGATCTGCTACCTTATCGTCTACCCAACCTTTATGCCACTTCATCGGAACTGTTGGCTGCGCTAGCGTAGCAACTGTTGACTTAGTCCACGGTGAAGAAAAGTTTTCTACTACCCATTTCTCAGTTCGTTCATCGTCAGAAACTTCTGGCTCAGTGACTAGGTATCTATCAAGGTTAATTCCTTTAAGATTCTTTCGCGCCGGTTCGTGCAGCTGCTCTTGAATGTTTTCATGCGCGGTCCACGGTAGCATTGGGTACAACGTAGTAGGCCACTCATCGGTAAGAAGTACGTCTACAGTCTTTAGAAGACTCTTTAGGACATCAGGAGAGTTTGCTTGAGTATAACCCTTGCGATACGAGTAAAAAGGCTTCACTAGGTTATCTGGGTTCTTTTTGATGGCGCGTAGACTAGACACGATGCGCGTAGGCTCAGGTGCGTCAATATAGAAAGATAGGCGACTGTCACCGCAAAGAAGTCCTATAACATTTAGAGCTCCATAGGTTCTATTTGCACTTAAACTAGTGATAGGACTTAGTCCAACAAGAATCTTGTTGTAACCCTTTAGGTCATCAAGTGTCCACGACATTTCAGGATCTGATTGAACAACCTCGTGGCCTTGCTGCGTAAGCACGTGCACAAGAAGACTTGCAAAAGACAGAGCGCGCTTATTTGCATCTGTAGAGACGTGCGGGGCAGACATACCAGTTATAAGTATCTTACTCATGCATATGTACCGTCAACATTCAACGCAAGACCCTTGTCCTCACGAACAGCACGCTCGATGATTCTATTGCAGTGTTCAACGAACGCGGAGTACTCCGGGATATAAGGCTTAAGCGCTTCCTGTTGTGCGATTGCCGCCGCAGCTAATTCAGAGTCACTCATCTTTTCAACATCAGCAATCTTAAGTTTATAGGCGTCACCTAATGGATCACCTTCACCTTTATCAGTAACAAGGATAGATCCTACGTGCGCTGCGTATAGGAAACGACTGCGCCACCAGCCAGATCCAGCGTGCGGATACGGTGGTGAAAGAATTCCCCAATGATGATTGTAGAACTCAAGTACGTCCTGCTCCGTGTCAAAGCGTTGGCCGCCAAGCTTCTTAATAAGTTTACGACTGCCTACTATCTCAACTGGCCACTCTGGAGACTTGCGTTCTAGCCAAGTGTCATGTGGCATAAGAGCTCCAAGCACCCATGCACGCTTTTTATCCGCCGCAGGTTTAGCAACGACAGGTTGCAGCGTAGGCATGACAGTTGCGGTTGGATCAAGAGCTTCAATTGGACCAAGTTCAATAGGCATACGTTTGCGAACTATCGAACGGTCACCAAATCCATACATAGGACACACTGGAACCATACCAGCTTCCCATCGTTTATCTACAAGATCCGTTGCTGCTTGAACAAGACGCTTCTCCCACGGTTTAATGTTTTCATCGTTGTCCATCATGTAATAGCGTTCAATGTAGCACTTCTTTGCCGCCGCAGGGTTTACCTCACGGATTCTTTCAACTGCTGCCTCGATATCTGCACGACTAAAGTAAGTTGCGCCTTCGTCACCGCGATGTTCAGTGCCAACAAGCAGATGCTTATACAACATTGCAGGTTTACGAATTAGTGCACGTGCCCCGTTGAATACGGTATTAAACTGCCAATCATCAAAGAAACCAACACAAGGAATGCCAGATGACAAGGCGTATAGCGCACCCATCGCACCTTGGCGGCCATTCAACGAGTTAAGCGGTGCAAGATTTATCCACAGTACGTCATAAGATGACAAGTCTTCGCCAGGTGTAATCTTGCGCCAGTCAACTTCATGGCCAGACTCACGCAAAGCCTTAGCGATAGACGCAGGTACGTCAATCTTTTGAATAGTTCTTTTTTCAGTGTTTATCTGCAAAGCAGTAAACCCACTCATTAGAACTTTCATACTACCTCCTTGTGGTTAAGTACATTTGGGACATCGTCTGAACTTTACCAGGACAGACGATGAACCAGACGCACTTAAATTAGAAAGGTGCTGCCGGTGGAGCCGCTGCCACAGCAGGTGCTGCTTCTGCGACTGGTGCTGGCGGTGCTTCTGCTACAGGAGCCATTGCTGGTGCAGGGGCTGGAGCTGGTGCAGGCGCCGGAGCTGGTGCAGCAGCAGCTGCAACTGGTGCACCTGGTGTTGCTGTAGCTGACGGATAGTAGTTCTTGATTTCGTTCTTCTTCTGACCTTGCCAGGTGCGTGAAGTAACAGCCGCACGGAAGGCACGGTTACGAATTGCTTGCTCAATCTGAGCGTTTGATGGGTTGGTTGCAAAGAACTCACGACCAAGACCAAGTGCGTACATCTTACGGAAGAACATTCCGAGAGCTGCGTTGTTGTCTGGTGTAACTACGAGGTTATCCCAAACGAGTCGCTTCGCATGCGCGCCGTTTTGAACCTGTGCCTTAATTGCGAACATTGTTTTGCCAGACTGTGAAGTCTTAGCAGTTGCTTCCACGATGACTAAATCATAGTCACCGTCTGGAAGTGGATCGTAGCCAGTTGTTACTTCACCAGCTTCTTTGACGAGATCGCCCCAGTTGAGTGTACTCATAGTGGGTTAGTTTCCTTTCGTAGGTAGAGTTGCTTGCGGTTTTGGACCGAAGATCATGTCTAGCATGCGCTCGATTCCAAGGTCTTGCTGTTCAACGATCTTTCCAAGTCGACCTTGTACTCGCTCGCCTGCTTCGTATTCGTCTGTACGTTC